GAGATGCAGATACGTCCCAAGTAATTGTAGTACCATCTGTAAGTGTTGCTTCTGGGAAATATGCACCATCATTAAATTTAATTAATCCAGTACCTTTTGTAGTTATGCTTAATCCTATGTTAGTGTCTCCACCAGTTGCAGAAATATCAGGAGAAGTTCCAGTTGCAGAATTTGTAAATGTTATTTCATTAACTGCTGATGCTGTTTTTGTGAATTTAATATATTCGTTTCCTGAATCATCTGCGATTGCTGTTGCAGTTGGAAGTCTAATTGAAACTGTTGAATTTAAGTGATTGTCAGTAAGTGTTAAAACTGTGCCAGTTGCACTTGTGGCTAGTCCAGTAATTGATACTGTTGAGTCTAACCAGTTTACTGTGTTAGCTACATGGTCAATAGTTGCTAGAGAAATGTCATCAGCACCATCATAATATTTTAAAGTAGGTGCAGTAGAAGTTGTTGTGTCTAACCAAAGAGAATTTGCAACTGCTGAAGCTGGTCTTGATGTTCCTGAGTTTAATGTATTGATTGCCGAAAGTACGTTATTTAAATCTGTTCTAAATGCAGGGAAACCCTGATTTGCTATATTATAATCTGCGTGTTGTGCCATAATTCTATCTAATATCCTTTAGCTAAATAGTCAAAGGTTTTACTTACACCAGTTCCACTACTATTTTTAAAAGCCACATCAAAACCATTTATAGTTTTGTTAGTTAATAAATAGAAATCGCCAGTAGCTAAACCTTGTGCAGTAATTCCAACAGCATAGTTAGCAGAATAAAATGGATTTGTAAATGTTACTGTGTATGTACTTGTGCCTGAAACAATATCATTTCCACTAAATATTCTATCTGGCATATCAATACTAACTGATAAAGCACTAATAACTGGAGTAGAACTTAAATCAAATGAACGAAGTGAAACTCTAAACTTGTAGTATCTAGCTGTGTAGTCTCCAACAACAAAGTTTCTAAATGAAGTATAGGTTATGTTGTCATTAGATAAAGCAATCTCTAAATGAGCATTACAATTTGCAGGAGTATCGCCATCAAAGTTAGAAGGTGCATCATCAAAATCTCCAGTTCTTGAATCAAATAAATCATCTAAGTTATCTGAAGTTTGTGTAATAGAAGCAGTTACTCTTGATGTGTGTACTGCACCAATGTCTATTGGATTTGCAAATAAATAAGTTCCTTCTGAATATAAGTCATAAGCTGTTACACCAGAATCAAAGAATGAAGTTGCTGAATCAAAGTCGCCGACTGCAGAATCAAAAAGTTCTGATGAATCTAATCTTAATGTACCATCAGATACTATTGTGTTTGTTTTAGTTCCTGAGAATGTAGGAGATTCAGTTTGTGTTGCAACAGCATTATAATTTCCTATTGCACTTACATTAGTTGCTATAACAGCTTCATTAGAAGATAAGTTTCCATTTTTATCTACTGCTTTAATTAAATAAGAACCTACTCTTGCTGGAACTGTAATTGATGTAGCTGGTCTTGCAACCTTTTCAACTAAAGAAACTGAGTTACCCCAAGTAGCACCAGTTGTTAATGTAGAATATCTAATTTGATAGTAAGCTAAATCTAAGTCAGGTATTTGAGTCCAAGATAAATGAGCATCTCCACCAATTATATTACAAGCAAAATCTTCAACATCACTAGGTGGTGCTATTCCACCCACAATAGTTCTTGTTGCGGAAGTATAAGTTGATTGTACTCCTAATGTATTAAATGCTTTTACTCGTACATTATAGATTAACCCATCTACGACATTTAGTATTCTATGATTTAATCCTTTAACTTGACCAGATACTTGATAAGTAGATTCTGTGCTTAGTTTGTATTCTACTTGGTAGTAATCTACGAATGAATCTGGTGATGCACCAATAGATACATCTAAAGCAGTTATAACAACTCCATCTGAGTATTCTATTAATTGATCTGATAATGTAACTGAAGCTGGTGCTTGAGTTGTATTTGGATTTGGTAAAGTAGTATCTGCAATTACTGGTGCTACTGTTTTTGAAGTCCAAGTATAAAATGAATTTTGATGTTCAGTTAATTCTAATTCTACTGTGCTATCTGCATTGATAGCAATATTCATTACTCTAAAAGGTTTTGCACTAAAGCCCCCAGTTGAATAAGTTAAATCAACTATATCTCCTATTGATAAATTTAAAGCTTCTGAAGTACAATTAACTTCTACTCCTAAAGCATTTCTTGATCTTCTTAAAATAATTTCACAAAGTTCTTCTGCTTGATATGGATTTGTAATATTTCTAAATTCAAAATTACCATCTAATGGAGTGTTATTATCTTCTGCTAATAAAGTTGCATATTGATCTTCTACTGGTAAACCAGAATCATCTGCTGGTGGAAATGATATAGTATCTTCTTGCCAATCTTTTGATGGATTTACAAAAGTTCCTATAACACGATTGTATTTAGTATTTTTCTTTTCACCATAAATTTTTATACCACCAATAATATTATTTGAATTTAAACTTAAAACAGAACTACCTATACCTTCAACAATTAATCTGTATTTACCCTGAGTATAAGTAAATAATGCTCTCATTGGTGCTAATAAATCTTTTACATTATCTATAACTTTTTGTGATGTATCTAATACTGCATTTGTTCTAAATATTTTAATGTCAGTTCCACCAGAATAAGGAGTAACTAAAGTATCGCAATCATTTGCTGAAGTTTTAAATGAATCGTAATTTGTTTCAAAGGCATCATTAGGTAATCCTTTTCCATATCTAGTATTTCTTAGATAATCTAAAAGAACTAAAGCTGAGTTATCTGAATAAGCCCAAGTTGTAGGGTCATCTTGTCTATGTGAACCAGAACCACCTTTAGTAGAATCTAATCTTGGGTCATAAATCTTTTTACCTTTAACAATAACTTTAATATCAGGTAAACCACTAAAAGCATCTTGATTCCAAGTAAATTTAAATGCAACATAAGCAACACCAGATAATTTATGATCTGAAGTCCAATTTGTGCTTTCATCTAAAATAGAGGAAACTGATTGATTATCTAAACCATAAAAAGCTTGGACAGAAATTAAACTTGCACCATCTTTATAAAAGTTTGTATCAGAACTATTAACTGTTCTTACTGTTCCATTAGATAAAGTTCCACTCCAAGTTACAAGTTTATCGTCAATATAAATTTGCTCAACAGATTCAATACCAGCACCACCACCTTCACAAAGTATTCCTGCGACATAAAGATTTGCATTATCAGAACCTGAACTTTCAACAAAGACTCTAGAAATTCCTATTTTTCTTTCACCATAAACAATAGGAATAGATGCGTTGTTAGAATCTTGATTTACTAAAATACCTTTTGCACCTTCGTAAGTGTTTCCACCAAAGTTAGGTAATTTAGGTTTGGGAACTAACCAACTTATAACTGTACTAAAAGCTTTGCTTACAAATCCAGTTATACTTCCTAATGCTTTGCTTACTGGTTTAAATACTTTACCCATTATGCTCTTATAAAATTATTCCAGCTAGGTTTTGTAACTCTAACTTGATGTTTAATTATTTTTTCATCTCTAACTCTTAACCATTTAATAGGTTTGTTATAACCATATAAAGTTGTGAAATGATTTTTAGTCCATGCCATTATTTCTTTTAAATTTCTTTTAGCTAGAGTTTCAATATGCCAAAGATTATCTCCGCAATTCCATTGTGTTGGCTTTAACATTCCAGTAGTTTTAAATCTATGTTCAACTAAATCATTTAGAAAAGCCCAATTAGTAAAACCTATAACTTCTTTTTTATCTCTATGAATTTGGTATTGACCAAGATTATAAGAGGGTAAAATCATATCAACTATTTGTTTGTAGGTGAGATGATTGTATTTTTCAAAATGTCTATAAACTGAAACGATATTATAAAAATCGTTCATGCTCTACCCCATTTTATTTCACGAACTGAACGACTTGCAAAATCAAAACCTTTGTCATTAGGAAAATAAATTTTTTGTGAATTGGTATTTGTTTTTCTAGTTCTAACTTTATCAAAATCTGCCCAATGCGAAGCAACACTAATTAAAACAGAAGAACTTGTTACATCATCTTCAATGTTAAAATTTTCTATTCTTCCTTCAAATAAAAGAAATGGGTCAGCTATTAATGCCTGAGAAGAATTTAAAAATCCTCTATACACATTAACTGGTTTGTCCATGTAATCATTATTAAGAAATAAAGATATTATTGTTTGATCTGCACCAGTAAATCTTAAACTTAAACTATTAACAGATACTTCAGAACTTTCAGTTACTTCCGATAAACCAAGAAATAGAGATGAAGCAACATAAGTATTAGAATTAAAAACTAAGTCTTTATAATGATCTGTGTAATAAGTTCCTGTGCTTACTCCAAGATAAACTAAATCTACTGGGTTAATTGCGTTAGTTGCAAGTTCAGTTGTAAGTGTGCCACTTAATGATCTTGTCATTATAATACCTCAATAAGATCAACTTCGTATTGAAAATAGTTTTCTGTTCCAACATTAAATTCTTGGACATCATTTGTTAATCCTACTGTAAAATCTACATTAGAATAAATTAATAATGTATTGTCAGCTACGTTTGATCTTAATGGTGGCTCAAATGTTAATGTTCCTTGCCCAGAACCATTAGAATTTACATCAGCTACACACATATAAACTTTTGATTGACCAGTAAATCTAAAAAAATCTCCAGCTTTAAAAACACCTGAAGTATTATTTGCCATGCCATCTATTGCAACAGAAGTAACTCCTGCACTTATAGCACCATTAACACTAATAACTCCTGATGCCACTCCTAAAGAATCATCTAATGTTGGTGGAGTATATTGAAATGATTCTAATTGGCTTCTTTGTTTCATTATGAAAGCAAGAATAGGTGCAAATTCAGTTCTGCTCATAGCTGGAAATCTAACTGTTATTCTAAATCTTTGACCATCAATTTGTCTTGCTTGTCGTCTCCCAGAAACAGTTGTTGATACAATAGTATTTTGATTAGAACTAATAGTTACATCTCTTGGTGCTGGGCTTGATGGGAATGTTCCACTCATATTAAATTAGATCGTCCTTTTGAGTTTAAAGCTTGATTAACTATATTTGTAATCGTTGCTCTATTGTTTATAAATAATTCTTCTACACCTTTTACATCAACTGCTGAAACATTAATATTAATAACTGAACCAGTTTTTCCTAAATCATGGTTAGGCACAATAGTTCCATTTGTATTAGGTACAAATATTTCTCTACCTCGTTCTCCAACTGAAATAGGCATACCACCTCTAACAGCACCACCTTCAGCAAATGGTAAAAAACTTCCTAAGAAGCTTCCAATAGCACCACCAACTGGCCCACCATAATAAGTTCCTACTGCTTGTCCAAGATATGAACCAAATTTTCCATCTCCACCACCGCCACCAAAACCACCACCACCGCCACCACCAAAAGATTGTCTTTGTTTTAATAATTCATTTTGTAATTGTATTTCTCTAGTAGTTAAAACTTGCACACCATAGTTAGCTGAGTTAATTCCTAATATATCAAGTGATGTTCCTCTTAATTCTTTAGAACTTTCATTTGCTTTTTCTACTGGTAAACCTAAAGCATCTAAAATAGATTTTAATATGTATGTTCTGATAATCAATTCAATAATTGTAGATAAAGCATTGATTAAAGTTTCTTGTGCAAATTTTCTAAATGTTTCTTCTAATCCTTTGCCAAGAATCAATGATTCTGCAACACCTCTTGAAAATGCAGATATTCCTTTATTAAGATTATCAATTATAAATTTTGATACAGCTTCAAGACTTCCAAATGCTTTTTTAAGATTTTCAATACTATCAATATTTTTTTGTGCAATATTACTTAGCACTCCTAAAAAGGTTATTTGTTCTTGATTTGTTAATTTTGTAAGAGCATAAATTTCTTGCCAAGTTTTAGGTATAGAATCTAATAATTGTGATGTGCTATCTAAATTTTCATTTAATTTTTCAGTTTCAACATTAGTATCACCAAATTTTTTTCTAAAATCTTCAACAGAAGCTACAAATCCTGCAATTAAACCCAATAAAAGAAATAGTCTATTTTTACTTGCATCTTTATCTAATTTTTTTAGAGTAACTCCTAAAGCTTCAAATGCAGTAACAAGTTCATAAATATATTGACCAGCTTTTAATCCTACAAAAGAGAAGAATAGATTAACAAATATTTCAAAATTATCTTTTACAAAAACTATTGCTTTACCTAAACCAACAACAGCTTTACCTAATATTTCTCCAATATTTTTAGCTAATTCATCTATTGCTTTATTATTATTATTTAAAAATTCTTCTAAATCTCCTAGTTCTCTAGTTAATGAATCAAAGAATCCTTTTGCTATTGTTATTTGAAATTGTTTAAATCTATTATCTAAAGCAATTAAAGTTCCACCTAAACCATCTTTTAATTCTTGATTTGCTTTACCAAAGATTCCATTAGCACCAAAGTTTCTCTCTAATGCTCTACCTACACCATCAAAAGATTTATCAGCAAATTCTCCAAACCCTCTTAATGATTTAATTCCTCTATCTTGAAATATTCTTGCAGAATCTACACCCTTTAATAAAGACTTAGCTACTTGATCTGATGCTTCAACAAAACTTATTTTAAAATATGCAGATGCGTTACCAGCTATCTCTAAATTTTTTGCTAGTTCTTCAGGTGATTTAGAAACTGCTAATAAATCATTTGATGCTTGGAATACATCTAATAAAGGTATTTTTGATTTAATAGCAAATTTAGTTAATTGGTCAAATGCTTGACTTCCACCATAACCAGCTTTTGCAACTTGATCTAATCTTACACTTAAATTATCAGCTTCTCTACCAATGTTTATTAAAGATCGTACAGCAACACCAGCACCTAATCCTATTAAAGCATTTCTAACATTAAATATTGAGTTCTTAACTTCTGTAAATGCTTTTGTAGCATTATCTATAACATTAAGTTTTATGTTTAGTTGCTGATCTGCCATAGTGTAGTTTTTCTTTTTCTGCCTTCACTTTAAAGTAAGCTATCCAATAGTAAAATTCGTCTTGAGTCATAAGACAA